GTGCGCCGCCGCGGCGCGTCCCGCAAGGCCGGACGCACGCCCCGTGCACGCGGAAAACCGCTTTACACGGGAATCCCGGTGCTTTACAAGCGGAGCAGGGCTCAGTGCGCCCGGAGTTTCCTTACAGTCCCTTGAATGCCCCGCACGGCGCCGGGGCCTTTTTTTTGCCCGCGCGCCGCCGTTCGCACGGGCTTCCCGTTTGGCGTAGGATGGCTCCCCAGGGGCAGTCGGGTCGATGCCTCGCGCCTGCCCCTTCCTCGCACCCCCGCCCCCACGTGGAGCGGGGGTTTTTTCGTGCCCGGCCGGAGATCAGCATGACCGTTGAGGTGATCCACGGCGACTGCATCGCCGAGATGGTGCGCCTGATCGAGCGCGGCGTGCAAGTACAGGCAGTTGTCACCGATCCGCCGTACCACCTGACCGACAAGCCGGGCGGCAAGGCCGGGTTCATGGGGCGGTCCTGGGACGGCGGAGGAGTCGCCAACGATCCGCGGACGTGGCGGCTGTGCTTCAACCTGCTTCCCCCCGGCGGCCATCTGCTGGCCTTTGGCGGAACTCGGACCTACCACCGCATGGCCTGCGCCATCGAGGATGCGGGCTTTGAGATCAGGGACCAAGTGGGCTGGCTGTACGGCCAGGGCTATCCGAAGTCCCGCGACATCAGCAAGGCCATCGACAAGGAAGCGGGGGCGGAGCGCGAGGTGATCGGCGACAACCCGTGCCGCAAGGGGCGGAAGCCCGAAGGGTTCAGTGATGGTTGGGACCGCCCCTGGCAGAGCGATCCCGACAGCTTGGCACACAAAATCACCGCCCCCGCCACCCCGGAAGCGAAGCGGTGGGCCGGCTGGGGCACGGCGCTGAAACCCGCATGGGAACCGATCTGCGTCGCCCGCAAGCCGCTGATCGGGACCGTCGCAAGCAACGTGCTGGAGCACGGCACGGGCGCGCTGAACATCGATGCAACGAAGATTGCGACGGATGACGGCGCCAGCCGTGCGCGCCCACCCCGCACAGCTAACGAAATACTCGGAGGCGGCGAGGGCACGAACCTGACCGCGAACCCACACAACGCCGCCGGCAGATGGCCCGCCAACGTCATCCACGACGGCTCGGATGAGGTGCTGGAGGCGTTCGCTGCGTTCGGCGAGTCAAAGAACAAGTCGGGCGTCACGTCAACCAAGGCGCTGGGCCGCATGAATGATGACGCCTGGGTTGCCAAGGATCTGCCGCGCACCGGGCACGACGACGCCGGCACAGCCGCCCGGTTCTTCTACAGCGCCAAGGCCGGCAAGGCAGACCGCGCAGGCTCCAAGCACCCCACTGTTAAGCCGCTCGCCCTGATGCGCTATCTCTGCAAGCTGGTCACGCCACCCGGCGGCACGGTGCTCGACCCGTTCGCCGGCAGCGGCACGACCCTCCAGGCCGCCCGCGACGAAGGCTTCCACGCCATCGGCATCGAGCGCGAGGCGGAATACTACAACGACTGCCTGCGCCGGCTGGCGGCCAAGCCTGCCCTCGACGACGCGCCCCTGCTGCGCGGCCTGTTCGACGCGGCCGACTGACCGCGCCGAATTGACAAGGCAACCAGGGAGGCGCAGGCGGCGGCGGCCGTGGCGGGATGGCCGGGTGCGTCAACAACACCGAGGCCGATGGATTGGCACGGCACGGGAAAACCGTGTATGATGCAGACGGATCGGGCGGGTGCTCCAAACACCCGCCCGGCCCTGACCACAACAACCTGTCTGAGAGGTTACCGATGGCTGACGGGACGATACCTGAACCGCGCCCGCTTGTCTCCCGCGATGACGCCCGCGCCGCAGGACTGAAAAGGTTCTATACCGGCAGACCTTGCGTCAGGGGGCATTATGCCGAGAGGTTTGTCAGCTCCAAAGGGTGCATCGCCTGCCTCGCCGAACACAACAAGTCCTGGAATGAAGCCAATCCAGGGCGGGCTCGGCAACTGGCACTGGCCCGCGACCCCCTGCTTTTGCAGAAGCAACGGGACAAGATGCGGCAAAAGCGCCCGGTGGCAACGTGCAAGCATTGCGGGACCAAGATCGACTTTCCAGACGCACCCCCGGAGGGCTGCGTCAAGATCCGACGCCAAAGCTACTGTTCCTTGGAATGCCGGTATTGGTCGTGGGTGATCCGACGCGCGGATGATGAGTGCTGGGGATGGAAGGGAACAAAGCACCGTTTCGGCTACGGCATGATTTCCATCAGTGGCAGGAAGAAGCCGGACGTGGTTACCGCCCACGCTTTGTCTTGGAAGATAGCCAACGGGCGAGACGTTCCGAAGGGCATGGTCATCATGCATTCCTGTGACAATCCAGAGTGCACCAATCCGGCTCACCTGAGTGTCGGAACCCATCGGGACAACATCGACGACAAGGTGCGGAAAGACCGCCAGTCCCGCGGCGCCACGAACGGCGGGGCAAAGCTATCTGACGAACAGGTCATTCAGATAAGGAATGACCCCAGGCCGCAGGCCACCATCGCCGCCGAACACGGTGTCTCCCAGCAGCTTGTGAGTCGGATCAGACGGCGGTTGATGTGGAAGCATCTGCCATGACCTAGCCGGACCCACCCAGCCAACCCCGCCAAGCACCCCGCTTCGGCGGGGTTTTTTGTTGCCCATCCCCCCCCAGCCCCTCTCGCCGAAATCCTGGAAGCCTTCAATCAAAAGGCTTAAACTAAGCACGGAGTATTACCTATGGCCACGCAGGCGTTCAACGCACAGGGTACCACTATCTCCTACGAGGGTGCCACTCCTGATACGTTTACCCCTATTGCGGAAATCCGCTCCTTTACCGGCCCTGGCGGTGCGGCTACCGTCATTGACGCTACCACTTTGAGCAGCACCGGCAAGGAAAAGGTATTAGGACTTTTGGATGAGGGTACCCTCGGATTGGAGATGAATTTTGTGCCGGCGGACCCTGGGCAGGTTCAGCTTCGGGCAGACCGCGCCGCCCAGACCCGTCGCCAGTACCGCATCGATTTCTCAGATGAAGCGAACACCCGAGCGACATTCACGGCGCTGGTTTCGAGCTACACCGTAAGTGGTGGTGTCGATGCGTTGACTACACTTGCGGTAAATCTGGAAATCACCAACGCCATCACGTGGGGGACCGCCCCGTAAGGTGGGTTTCCCATGACCGGCGTCACCACGCTCTCCGGCCTCTTCACGCTGGGCGACCCGGTGCACGTCCGCGGCGTCGGCCCCGGCATCGTCTCCGACGTGCGGGGCGGGCCGTATGACGTGGAATACGTCGTGACCCTGTACGGCCTCGACGTGGACACCGGGCTGCCGACCTCGCGGGCCTGCCGGGACCATGAGATGGAGCCCGGCGACCCGCTCGTCCCGTTCCAGGTCGGCGACCCCGTCCGGCTCATCGGCCGCGCCGGGACCGTCGTCGCGGTCGCCGTGCGGCACGGGTTCCGCCACGCGACCGTGATGGTCCCGGCCGACCCGGTCGAGGCCCTGGGCGAGGTGTCAGAACCCCGGCGCTTCGACATGCCCGAGTGGAAGCTGTTTCTTTTGCAACAAATCTGAGGACCCCCATGGCCGAGAACCCCATCGCGGGAACGGTGCCCGTCACCTTGCACGGGAAGGAATACACGCTGCGCTTCACGTGGGACGCCGTGGCCCAGGTGATCCGGGTCTACGGCGAGGACCGCGACCTGTTCAAGCCGGACGTCCTGTGCGGCGTGGCCGTCATCGGGCTGCAGGCGCACCATCCCGGCATGACGGCGGACGACGTCCGGGACGGCGCCCCGATCTCCAAGGTGATGTCCGCCGTGACCCGCGCCCTGCACGTCGCCTACTTCGGCGAGCAGGAGGCCCCGGCGGCGGCGGACGCCGAGGCAAACCCTCCGGCCCCGGCGGCGGAGCCGGCCCCGAGGAAGGCAAGCCGGAAGGCCCCCTCGCCGCCCTTGCCCGAGCCCACCGCATCGCCGTCCGAGCCGGCGTCCGCCCTGGAGACTTCTGGGGCCTGACCCCGTACCAGACCCGCGTCGTCGTGGACGGTTGGAACGAGGACCGCCGCGAGTTCCATGAGACGCTGCTCT